TGCCGTCTTGCGTCTGAAGAACTAATGCAGTCACCGTTACGTTGTGTACAACAACGGTTGTACCAGCATCCAAGATTTCGTCTGTCTGCGCCGCAACAATTTGTGCGCCAGAAGAAGATGTACCAACTTCGTAACCAATGTCACCTTCTCCGATAATTGGAGCAACGTCACAAAAAATCTTAATGTCAGTGATGATTGTGTTTGCTGGTTGTGTAAACTCACCGATAGTCGGGCTGTCGCCTGCGGTTGTGTTTACTGTAACTCCAGATGCAAAGCCAACGTGCTTTACAAATTTGTTTGTTACAACGCCTGTTGAAGCTGTACTTGCTACAGTTGTGATCGCGCCTGTGGTGGCGTTTTTGGAAACAACTTGAAAGCCGTTTTCCGAGCGTACTGGTCCGCTAAATGTAGAATTACCCATGAGAATCTCCTGTCAGGGTTAAGTCAGTCACACCATGCGACTGTCAGGGATGCTAAGACAATACATTATATTTTTACAAAAAGAAAGAGGCGATCCGAAGACCGCCTCTGACTTAAGTAAATTCTTCCAATAGGGTGGCTAAAGGTTGAACCTAAATAACTTTATGCGCCAGGAGAACCAAACACACAACGTGGATCGCTAAAGCCAAAGCTATAACGCTCACGAGCTTTAAACCGCATGTTGCCAGTATCGAAGTCAGCTTCCATACCGGTAGACATAGGTGTGCGCTCATAGTGCATAAAGCCGCGAGGAGCATCAGTCAAGATGAAGAACGCATCCGTATCAGTTAGGAAGTCGTTAACGGCGTAACCGTCAGGCAACATACCCATTGAACGAATTGCGTTAGTATCGTTGTCTGAAGTACCAGTGCGAAGGTTTGAAACCATAAGACGCTCTGCAACAAATTGCAGTTGACGTGGGATAACAAGTTTCAATCCGCGCAATGCGACTTTCAATCCACGCTCGTCAACGAAACCAGCAATGTTGATCAACGCATCTTCAAGTGAAGTTTCGTTTAAATCAGCAGCTACTGATGGTTCGTTTGCAAACGTGCCACCGTTTGTAAGAGGATGTGAAGCGTCACAAAGTGCTACTCCGTCTCCTCCAGCAGAAGCACCCGCAGTGAACGCATTGTTCAATACCGCAGCGGCTTTAACCTGCTTGGTGTGTGCCATCGAACGTGCAAGGGCGCGTGTGTAACGACTGCCGAGGCGGTCATACAAGTTGTCCTCGATTGCTTCCTCAGTAATTGAGAACGCAAGTGCGATGGTTTCGTGGTTGTACCGAGCAGTAAATGCTTCATTCGCGTCGTCAAAGTTGACGGCGGAACCTTCCGATTTAGTTGGCGCTGCGCCAAAACCGGATAGCATAACTTCTTCCTCAAACGCTCTGTCTGAGGATTCGGTTGTAAAGATTTCAGAGTGCTGATTCTCGTATCGATCATACTCCATACCAAACAAGGCGTTGAGACCTGGTTCAAGCTCTTTCGCTAATTGTGCGCGTGAAATAGCCATAGTTTAGACCTCCTTATACGCCGGTCGTAGAAACAGTTCCAGCAGCAATGGAGCCAGTAGGCGCATTGAAGTGGTTGTTTATACGAACGATTAGTGGAATACCAGCAGCAGTGAAATCAGAATTGTCTGGGTCATCTTGGATGCCCATAATTCTTAACGCCAACGTGTTGGTAGTTGCGATAGTATTCAGATCTGCTGTTGCAGACGAAATACCAGTTGTTGTTGACCCAGAGTTACCTGTTGCAAGCGCAATGTTTGCGAACACAGCCGCACGAACCTCTGCTTCAGTATTTGCCGCAGCAACTACGTTAGACGTAGCGACTGTAAACAACTGATTTGGATCGTCGTACAGAAAGGCTTTGACAGGATAATTAGAATCCGCGCCAGAACCAGGCCATTGGTTAGAGAAGATAGTTTCACCAGTAGTAGATGAGACATACTCACAGCCGCCAAAGACACCCACGATAGAGACGTTACCACCAGCCGCAGCTTGTAGATCGTCAATAACACCCGCAGCAAGCGGAATAACCGGCATGCCTTGGAAGATAGGATTACTGTTGTCGGACGCAATTCTGTACTCAGTCATACCGGTAGAATTGGTCGCTTGACCAATTTTCCCTATGGGACGTAGCCCAAAGGATCCGTTAGAATTTGCCATAATAGCACCTCAAAAGTTACTCGGACTCACCGCGAGGGGCTCCTCCGAAAGTTACACGACTCTGCCTATTATTACTAATAGGCATCGAAGGATGTTGATCCTTCATTAAGTCCTGATCGACAGCAACCATTTGTTCGCGGGTGCGGGTCCCGTAATACGCGGCTCTTTCATTGGCGGTCTCGACAGGTAAACGGCACAACATCAGCCCACCTTGCCCTATAACGCCCTGATATTTGCCATCATCGATGACGGGGGCTTCATAGTTTGGATACTCGTCTGCACGGACAGGTTCCCATCCTTCTCGTAGTTTGGCGTGGACATTCATTTTGTCCTCCTCACCACGCATTGCAACTCTGATCCAACGATGCACATAACCTACAGGAGGTTCCGGTGCTTCAAGGTGACTGGGCGGTGCCCAAGGTTTTCTGCGCGTCTCTGTATCGCGTGTTTCGCTTTTGCGAGTAGTTCTTTTGTCTGTCATTGCTTTAATCCTTCACATACTTAGCGTACTGTTCAAGAGGGACGCCGAGCTTCTTCGCTATCGCGACTTGTGAATGCGTCAGCTTGACCGACCTGCGCCCCTGTTTCGTGTTGCGGGATGCGGAGTTGCCAGCGGATGCGACCTGACTACCTCCTCCCGATCTCTTAGTCGCAAACTTCTGTGGAAACTCCGTTCGAAGTCTGCGGTCTATTTCACTATAGTAGTCTTCTGACTGCGGGTCAAACCCTTCTTCTTCCACCAGTCTTCGATGAAAGGTAAAAGCGGCCTGAGTCATGATCTCGTCTTCACCAAACCATTCGTTTTTCTCAGCCCATCCTTTAGCTTTTGGATCTACCTTCGGTGCGGCTTGCTGCGTAGGCTGCATCTGGGCAGCTTGTTGCGGAGCTTGCTGTTGTTCCACAGCCACCTTTTGCTGTTGATCCACTCTCTGCTTTGCCGAAGCATACTTTTGTTTATCCACGGCAATCTGAGTGAGTTGTTCTTGAGCCGCCAGTAACCCGTCTGAGTCTCCAGCGTCGTATGAATTTTTGTATGCGGTCTTTGCAGCGGCTTCTTGGGCACCTAGACGATTCCCATATTCACTAAGGTATCCAGTATCTACTTGCTGAACACGCGATTTCAATTGTTGGTTTTCATTGAGTAGCTGTTGAGCAACACGAACGGCTTCTTCACGATCCCGCTCTGCGTTCTTATTACGCTCAGTTAATTTTTTAATTCTTTTTTGAACGTTCTTACTATAATCAGATAGCTCTTCTTCATTATCAGAAGCTTCTACCTTTTCAGAACTTTCACTAGAAACATCTTCTACCGGCTTTTCTTCAGTAGCCGTTGTTTCTTCTGCTTCAGTCTCTACAATAATCTCTTCTTTTTCCTCAGCCATTTTCATCTCCATGTCTTAAACGTGCTTAACGTCGTCTGGCTCTAATAGTGTAGCAATCACTTCATCGTCATTAATGATGCGAACTTCACCTCCATCAATCTTAAATCGAGATCCAGAATATCGACCTATGCAAACCCATTGTCCTTGCTCACACCATGGCGTGGAATCAGGTCCAAACTTGTCAGGGTCTTTATATGCGAGGGGGCCCAGCCTCAAAACATAACTAACAACTGTAGCGACCGATTCCCTCTCACGCACCTCCTCGGGTATATAAAGACCAGATGCGGTCTTTACTTTACCTTGGTAAGGCATGACAAGAATCCGCCAACCAGTCGGTTGAGGCAATCTTTCAATAAGAGATTTGTCTATTAGAGACGGGTCCAAAACCCGAGCGTCAACATACGCGCTTTCAACAGAGGGATCTTCAACAGCTTTTAGCTTTCGATCCTTGTTCATTTTCTGCGCGACATGGTCAGGAAGATATAATTTCTTCGACATCGTCTGCGTTATTCTCCAGCAGGGCCCTAATTTCAGTTCGTGTAAAAGAGAGGCCCCGTATCTCTCCTACCATCAATTTATAAGTTTCCCAATCTTTTGCATTGCCTTGGGAAAGAGACTCGGCAATTTCTTGTTCGCGTCTCTCTAGTAGCTTATACATATGTTTTGCAAAGTCAACAACATCCATGTTGGAAACATGTATGAGTTATATATTTTCTTGTCAAGTAAACTATTCCTCTTCGTTGTATATGTTGTCAAAGATACGGTTAACATCCAGCGTGTAGTCTAGATCAGATTTAGAATAGTGGATGTTTTGTGATGGCTTAAAGTCTGGAGCGCCTTGTCCTGTGTTAAACCAAGCTGGATGAGTGACACGAACACGGTTGTTAGGCAGTGCTACAATGTTGCCGGTGTACTCCCCAGCATCAAGCAACTCTAACACATGGCTTTGTTTGTGTTGCGCCGGATCATCAGCAATTTCACTATCAGTATAATCAACAGTAAACATATACTTCGCTGGATAAAACTCACTGTCTACCTTTGCAAGCCATGGACAGGGCGTAGCTCTATCCATCTGATAGACTGCATGCGTGTGAGATGAACAGTCCCACGGCTGCGCTTCATGTACGGGCATTGGTGTAGGCCACTCCTCGTATGGTGTGTCTGCAACCAACGCTGTTATAGGCATTCTAGCCCACATGGCGCCACCATGCACATTAGGTTCTCCCTCCATCTCAGCCTCACAACCCGTGAAGATAACTTGAAAGCTTAAACACCTATTAGGCATAGTGGTGACAGCAATCGCCATCGCATGTAGGAACTCTCCGTGGTACGCAGTATGGTTGTGTGTGTACTCACGCCGCACCCAGCATTTAAAATGCGGGATGTTACTTTGTAAAAATGGCATTTAAAAGGTTCGGCTCCCTGGGGTTCTATCTCTTGAATCTGAACGACGCATTAATCCACCGCTTGCCATGCCCTTGGACATAACTCGACCGCCATTCGCCATACCTTTAGCTTTAACTCGACCACCGTTTGCCATACCTTTAGCCATAACCTTGCCGCCTCTAGCCATACCTTTAGCCATGACTTTGCCACCTCTGGCATAACCTTTGGACATAACCTTGCCACCTTTAGCCATGCCTTTAGCCATAACCTTGCCGCCACCCTTGTACTCTGGAACACCATCTTGTTCCGGCATACGCAGGTTTCCATCAGAGTCGTAATACTCAACCCCTCGTGGCCGACCGTAGTTTAAAGCTTCAATGACTGCATCATCGATGCTGTCCTTCATGTCCTCGTCTTTAGACTTTGGCCGAAGCTTTGGTCTAATTGATTTCTTAGGTGCTGCCATGGTTCTTCTCCTATACCATTAGTTCAAAATGTGGGCCGTCAATAAATGGACGCCGGCCTTGGGTTCTTCTAGTATCAATGTACTCATTCATGGCGTCTTCCATAGTACCTTCGAACTGAGCTATGTTTGATATGTGCCATGCGGCGCCCCAACGTAAAGGAACATCTACTTCTCTAGCAGCTTCAGCCATTGCATCCGCTAAATCATCATAAAGGTTTAATTCCCAAGAACCACGACGGCCAATGTAAGCCATAAGGTCTACGGCATAGCCTTGAAGATGTTTAGATTTCATTGTTTTTGATGCGCCCTTGGCAACAAGTTCTTTCTGCTCATCAAAAGTTCTCATTCCACAAATCACGCCGAAGTCGATCTTCGTCTTGTGAATGGCAGATTTAACCACAGCCACAAGCCGTGGGTCTAAACCCTCCAGCTTGGCTTCGCTTCGTGAGCTTAGTTTAAAAGTCATTTTTCTATCCTTACGTTTAAGCAAGCTACAGCAATTCCGTTGTGTGTTACCATAATCTCTGCACGTTTTCTATTCTTTTCGCAATCCGCAGCATTGGTGTACACAGCTAATTGAAAGTGTTCTACAGGTTGCCCCGATATTAACTGCATCCATACCAGTACCCACATCAATTGGAGAACTTCTTCTTCAACCATAGTACAATAGCAAACACCACAAGTCCGTAAACTGTAGCCACGGTGACATCAATTAAATGCTCACGCATATGGTATATAAACTCTATGCCTGCTTCAACATCGCTACCACCGCCTGTACCAATGTTGATTGTTTTAGTTCCTATTGAGCCTACTGTTTGGCTTATCTCGATATCGTTTTCCATGAGACCCTACTTAGTTCTCTTCTTACTTGAAGACTTTGACTTTTTTTGGGTCAACAATTTTCGGGACGCAGTATGCTTGGATTTGGTTTTGTTTTTGGAACCTTTGGGTCTGCCACGTTTGGCCGGTGCTTTCGATCCAGTTGGCGTACTCGGAACAAGTAACGATACTGTTCCAGTAGACTTCTCCGTTTGCGTCGTGGACTTCCCCATCAACAACGACAACCAAAAGGAAGGCAAGAACCATTTCATCTTTACTTTCATTAATACACCTCGTTACTTCGTTAAATTTTTTGTCTTTTCATATGAACGTAAACCACCAATTCCTAACATCCCACCTAGAACCGTAAGAAGAGTACTCATATCAAACTCAGGTAAATCAGGTAGATCTACCCCAGAGGCCGTTAAAACAAAAACTAATAGTGGTTGAAGCACGAAGTGGTATCCAAACGCGATGGCGCAAATCCACCCCACCGCAGGGCGCCAACCTCCCTTAAACAAGCTACCAGACGCTGCTTCAGCTTTGTTTATCTCTAACTGAGATAACAGAGCTTGCTGGGCATGGGTGTCGCTCATGGTCGCTATCTCATGGGCCAATTGAGCCTTTTGATCTTTGTCCTCGATAACTTTGTCTAAAATACCCGTGACAGGGCCAATCAAACTTGAAATGATACTCACTTCTTTTTCCTCTTTTTCAACACAGTCTTTAGCGTTCTAGCTTGACCAGCGTGTGACTTAGACGCTTTCTGCAAACCCTTTATAACTTTCTTTATCTTTTTGTCCGTCATTTGGTTTCACTCCTATCGTCATATTGTATAGATGCTTTCTTCTTATCAGCCTTTGCGGAGTACGCATTGAACCCCATAAACGCAGCGACAACCCCACTAGCCGCGATTACATAGACTGAAGCAATGTCTGTTATAAGAGTAGCTGCTTTGTCAAAACCCATCATCGAAGCAAAAAGAATTATTAAAGGGTACATCAACATGCCTGCCAAAGCAAAGCCAGTAAACCTTCGCTCCGCGTTACGCTTGAGATCTTTATCAACCATCTCCAAACGTCTGTCTTCAAGAGCCAAACGGTTCCATTCGTTACGATCAATACTTCCGTTACCGTTTGTATCTGCTTTATCAAACTCAGTCACGGCTATCTCTCCATCTTGCATAACTCAACGCAATGTCTTTATACCTGCTTATTATAACTATTTTTCCGTTTTTGTCTACAACGACCCATTGTGGCGTCCTAGTACGGCCTGTGTAGGTAACGTAAACAAACATAAAAACCCGTCACCACTTGCCCCGACCTTTGCCAAGAAAATAAATAACAAGAATTAATATCGCAACGGCAGCACCTAAGATTAAAACGCCCAATATTATATCTATAATTTTTTGTCTCATCTCTTCTTTAGCATAAACCGCATCACGTTGCGCTTTACGTTGCTGTGCCTCGATCGCCACAATTTCATTCCAAGCTGCCGGTCCATATGTCCAACTGATATGAGCCCGAAGCTCCTCACGCATTTCTTTTAACTTCTGTTTTTTAGTCCATATGTCCAACGCTGAAGCCTGCGTGTCGGTAAACATTTTGTACATTGGAGGTTTTTTGGCTTTCTGTTCCAAAAAATCCATGTCCGCTACAGCCTTACTCCACGTCGAAAGAGTTTTGCCCATTGACGTTATATCTTTGCCAACAGCTATAGCTTTCTTTAAACCAGAAAAAGCCGCTGTAGCGGCTGTCATTGCGGTAATCGGATCAATCATGGGACCTGCTTTCAGCCTCTTCGATTCAACCCTTGGCGCTGAACCTCTATGCGCTCCCGATTTACGTCATTCCTATTGCCAGCAATGTCCTCTTGGCTCTCAATCTTTGCAGCATCCGTTACAGCACGTTGCTCCATCTTAGCAGCCTCTAACAATAACTCTGACTTGTCGGTATTTGATTTTCGTTCAGCGTCCTGTTGTTTGACTGCAAGCTCTTGCATGCGGATCTGTACCAGTGGATCAGACATTGGGTCCTGACCTGGCGGTATTAAGTCCGCTAATGTAGCCTGCATAATTTCTAACTGTTGTATAGCTACAAGTTTCTCCATCTCAGCAGGGTTTTGCATCTGCTGTTGCACTTCTGCAATCTGCTGTTGAGCCGCATTCGGATCAAGTGCGCCCATCTGAACATTCAACTGGACTTGAGAGATCAAGTTTTCAATCTCTTGCGTCACACTCTGACGTGCTTTCTGTGCAATATGTTCTTGGACGTGGGCGTAGAAGGTCCCCATAACTTGTGGAGAGGTTGTAACTAGAGGGGTCTTCATGAACATCACATGTATTTTTATGTGTGCATCATGATCCTGATCAGGGAAAGACTGCAACAATTCACCCATTAAAGCACGAGCGTTCTCAACCGCGGGGTCAAGTGGCTGTGGTTGTGGTGTTGGTGGCAGGATCTCGTCTATGTTTTGTACTTCTAGAGCCATATACATGCGACGATACGCCGCATGCAGATTGTGCATCTGTGGGTTCGACTGAGCTAATTGCAACTGAGTTTGCGCCAAAGTAACACGTTGAGCCATCGAGAAGATGTTTGGATCACTAACCGGTATGATATCTACACGCCCGTCAAAGTCCGTCGCCATAATTGTACGCTCGGCGCCAGCCACGTCATACGGATATTCCTGTGGTAGGTTATCGGCAAAAATCCGCGCAAGAATGCGAAACTCTGTTTTCTGTGCGTAGTGCAACCGTTTGTGGATTGCAGACATAACCTTCATGCCCCGCTCCAGCATAGCCATCGTTGTGCCAACCGGAGTCTCTTGGTTCATGTTGTTAGTCTGTTCGTCTGCTAAAGAAACAAACCGGCGTCCGCCCTCAATCAGCGCGCCCAGAAGTTGCGCTAGAGTAGCTGAAGGTTCTTTGTACGGTAGAGGAATGATAGAGTCCCGAATGTTTCCACCAGGAGCATCAATGTCTCGCCATTCTCCAGGTTGTAAAGGTTCGTCATCGTTACGAACCTTTACCCCCCGAGCCTTGAAACCCGCTGGGAGGTTTGCGAGTGTTCCGGCATCGATCAACTGGCGTAGGATACTTGTGGCTGCACGCCCTAATCCACCAATCATATGGATCAAACCGAAGCCATAAAAACCCAACCCAGGCATAAACTTGTAGTGAACAAAATACTGACGCTTTTTAGCAAGGTCAGTTCCCTCGTCGTAGTTCCTGCGTACTGACAGAATATCGCCCGACGATTCATCTAATGTAACAATATACGGAAGTTGAATGCCCGTAGGCTCTCCGCTAGGATCCATGTCCTCAAAACCCTCAAGGTCCAAATCAACATGCATCTCCAACAAAGTATAAACTTCATCAGTATAAGTCTTGGATACACCTTGAATCTCGTCAACCTTCTGACGAACCTCGTCCGGCTCTCCGTCTCCAACCTTTAACTCAACATCACGATAGAACCCTGCAACCTGCATCTTGCGAACTTGGTTGTAGTCCATACGCAAAACATGCGTGACTCTAGATGCCGTGTTTAAATCTGACGCCGAATAAGGCACAACCAGATCTTGTGCCGGAATGAACTTCGCTACAGAACGTTGCTTGGCCTCGTCAAAGTAAACCTTCTTAAATGTAGAGCCCGATAACGGTAAATAAAACAACAGTTGATCCATGTCGGGATCGTATTCGTCCATGACTTCCATGATCTGGTAGTTCATGTATGCTTTTACGCGGTGCGCTTGAGCCTCACGTTCAGAGTCCTGCTTACCCATCACCTGAGTCTGAACAGGCCCACCAGCCGGTAATAGCTCCTTGTAGGCTTGTGCTTGGAATTGGGTCACACTCTCCGCTATAAGTGGGTGAGTGACACCAGAGGCCCCTTGAAACGGCTCTGTGCGCTCTTGCTGGCGAATGCCTAGCTGATCTAAACCTTTTGTGTACGCTTCTTCCCAATCAGAACGTGAATCCTGATCCTCTTGATACGACGATCTAAGCTCAGAAGATAACTCCCCCATGTATCCGTCGTCTAAAAACTCAGCGAGATTAACGTCATGCTCCATAGGAGCCTCGGCCTCGGCTTGCTCAATCATGTCCGCAAGTGCTTGAACCATCGCAGTTCCGTCTGCGTTCTGTATAACTTCAGCCCCGCCAGAGAAATCTTCCGGAGTATCTAAGGGAATGTCTACCGAAGGCAGCATGTCATCAGGACCGCCCTGCATTGCGCCGGTGTCTACAAGTGAGCCCATGGGGCGTGGTGGCAAAGCCATCAATAATACTCCCTTTTCTTAGGAACGAAGTCGTCCCCTAGGTCTTCGCCGTTGAGCGATATAAAACCGCCCTGTCGAAAACGCATCAGTGCTAGTGTCATGCTATCACAATAGTCGTCATGATCGCCATTAGGAAATGACACCACCTCTTCTATAACTTCATCAGCAAACTTTTTGTCCGCTGGTGCCCACACAACACCCGCTTCAAACAAGGGGGCAACCATGTGCATTCGTGTCACCTTATCACGACCTTTGCCTGGTGAGAACCCTAATGCTGGTATTCCTCGCTGTCGTAACTCGTCAATCAACGGCTGACCGCTGGCCTTGGCCTCTACAATTACCATGTCTGGGTCCCAGTATTCGTGTTCTTCGTAGGCAACTTCCTTTAACTCAGGGAAATTCCACCTTCCGCGCTGGGCATCTAGCAAAACAACGTTGTCTGGCCCACCATCCTCCGGTTTAAACACGCCCCACGTTGTAATAGCAGAGTAATCCGCGGTTTCTTTCTTGGAAAATGCCGTATCATACGCCTGCAATATGTAATCTAGGCGGGGGACCTTCTCTTCTTCCCACGTTTTCCACCATTCCCGCTTGATAATAGAGGATCCCGAAGATGTTGGCTCTTGTTGCCACTGGGCAGACCATTTTCCTACAGGCAATGACGCTTTAATGCCTAACAGCGCGTCCTTTTCCCAGAACTCCGGCCATAATGGCTTGCCACTGGGCAAAATTGCAGGAAATTCTACAACTTCCCACTTGTCAGACATGATATCACTGCCCTGCTGGGCCAATAATCTACCTGTCAAGTCTTTTTTACCCCATCGAGTCATAACAATTATGATAGAACCACCAGGTTGTAGACGCTGACGGGGGCCAGAGGTGTACCATTCGTATGCGTGGTCAAATGCAGTGTCGCTTAACGCATCTTGTTCCGAATGAGGGTCGTCAATGACGAGTAAATCCGCACCACGGCCCGTGATGGCGGCTCCCACACCCGCCGCAAAGTATTCCGCACCCTTGTCAGTGCCCCATTTACCCGCGCCTTTATTGTCTTCTTTAAGGTTTGTGTCTGGAAATATCTCTTTATACGCTGGATCATCGATTAAATCCCTCACCTTTCTACCAAACCGTACAGCAAGCTCAGTGTTGTGCGTAGCTTGTATGATTTTCAACTTAGGATTACGCCCCAAGAACCATGCCGGCATCAAATAACTAGCGAACTCTGACTTGGAATGTCGAGGCGGCATGTTAATAATCAGTCGTTTGCACTCTCCGCGCGCAACAGCCTCTAGCTTTTCAGCTATAACGCGATGATGAGCGCCCTCAATAAAGTTCTCATACACATGGTGAGCAAAGGGCATGAAGTGATCATACGCCTCTTCTTGTAGATCTAAACGTTTCTTGGCTTCCGTCAGAGCTAAAATCTCTTTTAGAGCCTCTTCGGGTAGTGCCTGTAGGTTCATGCTCTACGCCTTCTAGCCGCCGCTCCATAATTCGGGTTTGGATTAGGTCTGTAGTAAGCACCCGCCGTTGGCCTAACTTTCTCAGGCATGTCGTCAGTACTCTGACAACGCCACACACCGTTTACTTGAACTGCCTCAAATCCATCAGGACATTCAAACGGAGCATCTTCTTCAACAGCTACGTCGTCATCGTCATCGTCGTCAAAATCAATAGGTGGATCAATCTCAACAACTACATCTTCATCAACAACTACCGGTTCATCTACCTCTACGGTGATGTCCTCGTCGTCCGGTTGAAACACTGGTTGCACAAAGGTTGTGTCTACAACGGTTTCTGGTTCAGTAACAATTTGCTCAACTACAGGAGGAACTTGAACAACCACGGGTCTCGTAGTGTTAGGATCAGTGACAACCACCTCAGTAGTGTTGGTAGTGCCATCAATCGTTACGTTTTCATTTACAGGGACGTTGACCTCAGTAGTAACATCAGTCGGAGTGATAACCTCTCCCTCGTTGATAAACACTTCTGTCTCAGTGGGGTTTGCTGCGTCCACTTCCATACTGCTAGTCGTACCCTCAATAATTGGGCTCTCGATCGCGGGACCAGTGTCCCTTGTTACTACGGCGTTGTCCGCGTCTAAGATCTCGCCTTGAAGACCACCTACTTCACTCTGACTTGTGTCAAGCGTAGCAATGCCCGTGTTCGCGGTATTTGCAGGAACAATATTTGTTCCTGGTCCGCCAAACGCATCCAGTGCAACACTAGACGCGGGGACCAGTGATGTACTTGGACCGGTGGCTGTTGAAGGCTCAACTCCCATCGCAGTCTCAGCTAAGTTCGCAACTTCCTGTACAGACAGATTATTCGCCGCAGCTATCTCTTGCGCGGTCTCTATAGTCAGTCCACCCTCTTGAGCAACTTCCTGCGCGATAGTGTCGATGATAGATTGCTCTTGAGAAACGGCATCCGTAGCCGCTGTTTCAGTAACAGGTTGAGCAATCGGACTAGCCGTGACCGACGCAGGTAGATTCGAAACATTCGGATTAAACGCACCGCCCGTACCTAGCGCCGACAACCCAGAAGGTTGTGCGGTGTTTACAGCAGGGTCAGTAGTTGGTGTCTGTAACGCCGGAACATCAACCGTGATATTCGTACCTGGAATCGTGATCTGATCAATGTTGGTCGTAACATTCGGTGGCGCAATCGCAGAGATGTCTACAAACGGTGTCGTGTCTACTGCTGCCGGCGCCGGAAGTTGTGGCACAACCTGAGTTGTTGGAGCCGTAGTCGTTGTAGGTGTCCCAGATATAACTCCAGATGCAACACTGGCATCAGGAGCCGCAATCTGCGCTGGAGCCGTAGTCGTAACATTCGGCGGAACGATGTCCGTAAACACAGCGTCAATAACATCTTGGTTTGTGCTAGGTTGTGCAGGTCCAGTAGGAGTTGCAATAACCGGTTGCGCGTCTAGAACCGTGCCGTCTTGAGAAAATATCTCTGGAGATGTCTGATTGACCGCATCCACGCTAGTACCAGGTTGTGCTGGAGCAACGGTCGAAACCGTAGGGGCAACAGAAGTCCCCGCAATCCCAGTTGTGTCAGATAACGCTGTCCGCTGTGCGGCAGTTAAACCAGTGCCGCCACCACCAGGTGGAGTGGCTACAGTTTCAATACCCGAAGGTGTGCCGCCAGTTCCACTTATATTAGACGTGTCCGACAAAGCAGCCCGTTGCGCCGCCGTCAGAGTCGTAGCACCGCCACCTAAGATTCCACCAACAATAGCCCCCTCTGCGTTAGTAGTTGGTGTAACCTTTCCCGCAAGAACAGATTCAACAATCGTAGGTTCACTAACCCCTTCTTCCAAAGCACCGAGACCCGCAGCAGCAGCAAGTTGCCCCGTCAGTCCGCCAGGAACTAATTTAGTAAAGCCTAAAGATTCGATAGCACCAGATGCCGCGGCAAGAGGAATAACTTTATCTATATACTCTCTCTTTATAGCCTCGGCTTGATTAAGGCTGACAGTTCCAAACTCCCCCGCATCAATCTTATTTTGGATCCGGCTCTCAACTTCATTGGAAAGTTCTCCAACAGTCAACGTACCACCAAGAGTTATACCCGCAACAGGGTTCGCTATCGTTGTACCAGCCACAGCCCCAACAATCGGGGCGCCGTAAATAACTTCTGCAAGCAATGCCGCAGGATCAGGACCAAAGCCACCCGTTCCAAAAATAGGGCGGTTCTTTGCTTGACCTAGTGTAGTATCAGAAATACCCGCCAATGTCGCTGCACTAGCCGCGCCAATGTCATCAGAAACACCGCTCAAGTAATTAGCAACTCGGTTATCGGTCCCAGCAACTTGGGACAAAAGCTGCGGATTCTCGCCTAAAGCCTTTGCAAAACCGAAGTCAATCTCCGGAATTACATTACCACTTGAATCAAGTTGCGGTATACCTTGGTTGTAGCCATATCCGTATGTTTGCGCGGGATCAAAGAAATCAATGATATTCGCCGCGGCATCAACCGCCAACTCTCCACCCTTCTGAGTCCCAGCTTTCAACAATCCTCCGACACCAGAACCTGGATCGTCCCTCTGTGCAGTGATAATAGCGGCACCAGGATTTACTGCGGCACCAGGACCACCGTAAAATGCATCGTCAACCTGACCTACAGTATTAGGTCCGCTGCCATCGGCACCTGTTAAATAAGCAGGACTGGACGAAAGAACGTCCTGACCGGACTCATACCCAATTCTCGGGTTGGTGCTTGTTCTAACAACCGGTGTAACCGTAGGAGTCTCAACCGTAGGGGTGCCGATCGTGTTAATAAGGGCACCAGCGTCCGTCGCTCCAGTCACCGCATCAACAAGATTGCCGTCACTGCCAATCCCCATCGTGTCCGATCCTAACGGATTAACGTCGGATGTAGGAACGCCCGTGTTGTTTAATAAAGTAACGGCCCCTTGAGTGTCCGCATTATCAGCTTGAGTCTGAGTAATCGTACCGGAGTCAACAAGATTCGAGACCGTCTCCCTAACCACACGTTCCGCATTAGTTTCCGCAGGAGTGTCGTCCGTCTGATTGTTATAAAAAGTTGCTTGGTCCGTTCCAAACGCTTCGCGCTCATAATCAGATATGTTACTTGCAGGAGCCACGGTCGTAGGATTTGCGCCAGATAAACTAGTCTGCCCCGCAGCCGTCATGCTCGATGCATACTCACGCATCGCATCCGCATTGCTGGTTCCACCGCCACCGCCACCCGAGTCAACAATGTCGTTTCGCTCCGCAACTAAACCATTTAATTCACTGGTCCAAGCACCGCCAGACGCATCCAAGGCTGCGTTAATCTCCGCTTGAACATCCGCCTGAGATCTTGAAGCCGTAGTTGTGGTTGTAGTATTGTCGTTGTCGTCGCTTCCGCCACCGCCGCCACCACCGCCGCCATCCTTCGATAATGCAACAACTTCCCAGAAATTAAAACGATGCTTCATAATGTTAAACATTTTTGTTCTCCAAACGGTAGTTTGCGCCTACCCTACTGTATCCACGCTTCCGCATCAAACTATCAAACGAATCTGGGTTTATGTCAGTGCTGTACCCTATTCTTACCTCAGATGCTCCACGGTCCTTGGCCCAATTCTCAAAACAAGACAGTAGCCTTAAACCAATACTAGAACCGCGCTTCTCTTTTACTACAAACCAAGCAATGTCATTGGCAACCAATTCATCACTAAAATAATATTTTGTTAAATAACCAGCATACAAACCCAAAGGCTCTTCATTACGCATCGCTATAAATACCGTTCGATCTGAATCCTCTAAATAAGAATTAAACGTATCTAACAAACGACGATTGCTAAACTTTAAATGAGAATAAGAACTCTCTTTATGCATCAAGCTGCCCAAAAAACTTAAAGCAGGAAAATCATCAAGTCGTATCTCACGATAATCAATACGAGACTTAGTGTTCATGTCTAACATTAATAACGACCCATCTAACAATAGAATACTAAACCTATACATCAAAAATACCCCGCTTGGCAATCAAATCTATGACCAAGGACCATGGTTCATGGGCCACTTGTGGCTTACCAACAACCGGAATGAAAGTATATTGGGCATTTTTCCGTGGTCCTGGGTCCCTAATGGAGTTACCAATGAATGAATTTGGTGAACTAACTACACAGCCTCGCCAGTCGTGATGCACCCGCCCAAAGGGGG